ACATTGTTCAAGCCACAGACGAAAAACCAGTTGTATCAGCAGAAATGTATCTGAACGCACTAGAAGCATACATTAAAGGCACGCCAGATCTAGTTGTGATTGTAGACTCGGTGTCAAATATGGTTCCGCAAGAAGAACTTGAAGGCGAAGTAAGAACCGGGGTCAGAAATAATCTACCGAGATTATTGTCAATGTTTTTTAAGAGAATATCTGGTGATGTTTCTAGAAATAAAGCTATTGTTATTTGCATCTTACACAACATTGCAAACACTGGCGGTAGCAGATGGGCACCCGCAAAGATGGAAGATTCTGGAAACATGATCCAGTATCAAGCGGGAACTAAAATGATTATTACTCATAAGGGCAAGTGGACAAAAACTGGTGATGACTCTGGACCAAATATTGGACAAATAGCAAACTGGAAAATTTTAACATCTGCATCTGGAGGTGTACCAAACTCGACAGCACAGGGATGGATTAGATATGGGCTTGGAATAGATGAGGCTCAGGAAATAGCTCAGTTAGCTAATGAGTTTAGCATGATTAAAAGGTCGGGGGCATGGTATGAGATTACAGCAGCTATTGAAAATCGCACCGATCCAACTATCAAAAAACTTTTAGATGATAATGGAATAAACTCAAACGATGAAGAGGCGGTTAGTAAATTTTTCAAATTTCAAGGGATGCAGAACCTTACAGACTTCCTGTCTGAAAATGAAGATGTAACTACGTTCATACATGAACAAATTAGAGAAATAGTATGAAAGTTTATGGGCTAAATGGAAAGCAATACAGGATTGATCTAAATAAATATATCGTAAGAAATGACGATTCAAAAAAAAGATCAAGTTATCACCTGAAGGCTAGAGAAATCTTATCAGAAATTTTTAAAGGATGGACGGTATACGAAGAAGTAAAGCTGCCGGGTACGAGAAATCCAAGCAAAAAATCCGCATTATTCCTTGACTTTTTCGTTCCAAGTGCTACAATGGGGATTGAGGTACATGGTAAGCAGCACTATGAATTTTGTCCATTCTTTCATAAGACTAAGGCTGGCTTTTATGATCATAAGCGAAGAGATATGTTAAAATCAGATTGGTGCGAGTTGAATGCTATCACCTTAGTTGAATTAAACTATTCAGACGACGAAGAAATATGGAGACAGCAAATTGACAGCGCAAGAGAGGCTTGAACATTTTCTTATAGGTATAGATAACTATATAAACACAAAGAATCTAGGACCACCGGAATTCAAGGATGAGTTTAGATTGCCAGAGCAGATATCTTTAAAAGATATGAACTCACTTACTAGAGATGAGTGTTTTAATTATGCTTATATGTTGTATCAATACGCAGACCATATAAATTCGGAAAAAGGAAAGCAAGAGGTGGTAATTAATTGGTGTAAGGGGTCTTTAATGACTATAATATCACAGGAGTCTGAAAACTTTTCTCAGTACACGAAGCACGAAGTAAAAGAGGCGACAGTAATTCGAGAGAATCATATAGCAAACAAAATAAATGAGTGGAAGAATGTAGCAGAAGCTAGATCTGAATCATTAAAAAATAAAGAACAAATAGTAAGAAAAAAAGCTGACTGCTTAATGGAAAAGGGAAAAAGAATATGACACAAGATGCAATCCTAGAGGCTATACTTAATAGTCTAACAGACGAACAAAAACAAAAACTAGTAGCAAGTTTTATTGGAGAAAAATCACATGAACAAGTTGAACAACAACAGCAACCAGATAAAAAGTCATCCTCTAAAGTTAATGAGGATTTTACTGTCACTAGAGAAGAATCTCAAAGAGGTAAACAAACTGTGAAAGCTAAAAAAAATCAGTGGACAGACGATGGTGAAGATAAAGATATCTCAACACCAATGTTTGAAAAAACGCCAAGAGTCAGAAAACCCCATAAGATGGAAGTTGTAGAATGCCATGTCTGTGGCAAAGAATTTAAAATTGATCCAAAGTTTATTCATGGTTCTTACCACAGGTGTAGCCGTTGCGGCGGAAGGTAAAAAATGTCGTCCAAATTGACAGATATCGGCGCAGAACGTGCCGTATTAGCAGGTCTATTTACATATGGATTAGAAGCCTATGTAGATGTATCTGATCTAATTGATTATAATACATTCGGGCATCAAAATAACCAGATTCTATACAAGTGTATTGAAAAAGTATTGCAGAGCGATGCGTCTGTAGATATTCCTTCTATCCTATCCGCTGCGAATCAACTCGGCTTGATAGAATCTGTTAATACAAAGCAAGAGCTTGAGTATATCAACTCACTAATGGATTTTCCTATCAAAAAGGAAAACGTACTACACTTTGCTGGACAAATTAAAAAGTTTGAATTTGCCCGAAAGATAAAATCTCTATCAGTAAAAATAGCACACGACGTTGACAAAATCAATGGTGATGAAGACATTGACGAAATTATTGGATTGATTGAAAACCCAATAATGGAATTTCTACGTGAGGATGATACTCACAAAAAACCAGAAAAAATTGGCGATGGAGTAGAAGACTATTTAGATTTTCTAATAGAGAATAAGTGTGACCAGATTGGTATAGCTACTGGATTTCCTAGATTTGATGCAGTTATTGGCGGTGGTCTACGTAGAAAGTGTGTTGACCTAGTTTCTGCTAGACCCGGCGTTGGAAAATCAGTATTTGCAGATAATGTAGCATTAAATGTTGCATCAAGAAACATTCCTGTACTTATGCTCGATACAGAAATGTCTAAGGAAGATCACCTTAATAGAATTATTGCAAACATGACGGGGATACCTATTAATGAGGTAGCAACCGGTAAGATAGGTGATGATGAAGAAAAGTATATCAAAGCAAAAGAAGCCGTACAGAAGATTAAAGAGATACCATACACTTATGTGAGTGTAGCTGGAGCGCCCTTTGAAAACATAATTAACATAATCAAGAGATGGATTATACAGGAAGTAGGCACTAATGAGAATGGGCAAACAAATGAATGCTTGGTAGTATACGATTATTTAAAATTGATGTCATCTTCATCTATAACAAACAACATACAGGAATATCAAGCGTTAGGGTTCCAAATTACATCACTACACAACCTCGCTGTTAAGTATGATTTTCCATGTCTATCATTTGTCCAGTTAAACAGAGACGGCATCACTAAAGAATCAACAGACGCTGTTTCTGGATCTGATAGACTTATTTGGCTGTGTACGTCATTTTCTATATTTAAGCTAAAGTCTGCTGAGGAATTAGCCGAAGATGGTCCAAGTGCCGGTAACAGAAAACTTGTAACCTTGAAAGCCAGACATGGCGCGGGCCTCATGGACGGTAATTACATAAATATGAAAATGTTTGGCGAATATAGTAAACTAGAAGAATTGAGAACTAGAGATGAATTTGTTGCATACAGAGAGACACAAGGAGCAATCGAGGGTTCGGAGTTACCATTCGATGAAGACGAAGAAGCATGATCTAAATAAGATCAAGACACTAGTATATCAGGATATAGAAAGACTGTTAGGAAGTTTTGATATTGAGTATGAGGTATTAGGAGATACTGTATTCTGTAGATGTCCAATCCATGAAGGAAGCGATAACCCAAAAGGTGTTTCGTTTTCTAAAGATAGATGTCAATGGAGGTGTTGGACTAGGGGTTGCCACGAAGATAATTGGGATATTTATGGATTTGTAAAATCTGTATTATCTGTAAAAGATGGAACCCAGAAGGAATTTAAAGATGCACTGAAGTATATATTAGAGCTATACTCAATTGGAAATGAATACAAAACAGACAAGAAGCCCGTCGATGAAGAAAATGAATTCTCTAAGATTGTACGGGTGTTTAAGAAAAAGCATGTGTTACAGAACGTCGGTACTTATGAACAAGTGCCGACAATTGGTAACTCTCCATATTTTGAATCGCGTGGATTTAAATCTGATACACTAAAATATTTCGAGGTAGAAGACTGTGAAGATAAAAACTCTCCAATGTATAGCAGGGCAGTTATACCTATTTATTCTGATAAAAATTCTATTGCAGGTTACATCGGGAGGGCAACTAGGACATATATACAGCCTAAGTTCATATTCACAAAGCACTTCAGAAAAACAGATTATTTATACAACTATCAAAGGGCTATCGAACACGCACAGTCTAAATCATGCCTTTTCATTTTAGAGGGGCAAGGCGACGTGTGGAGAATTCATGAAGCAGGCGTTATAAACGCAGTAAGTATATTTGGAAAAGAAATATCAGAAGTACAGAAGAACAAAATTATTACGAGTGGCGTAACAAAGTTGGTAATTCTTACAGATAATGATCAAGCTGGTAGAGAATCTAAAATAAAGATTCAGAGAATGTTTAATCGTTTGTTCACGCTAAAGTTTCCAGCATTGTCTAGAAAAGATGTTGGAGACATGTCAGTATTAGAGATACAAAATAATATTCTTAATGACTTGAAGGGACTATACTAATGACAAGAATTATTGGGATATCTGGAAAAAAACAGGCTGGTAAAACAACGTCTGCAAATTGGCTTCATGGTTTAGTATTAAAAGAACGCGGGTTGGTTGAAGATTTTAATGTCAGTCTTGATGGTAAATTAACAATAGAAACATTTTTTGAAGTTGGGGTAAAAGATTGGGGTGTATTTGACGTTCAAAGAACAGATGACGCATTTCTTGATTATGCAGAAGAAAACATGTGGCCGTATGTAAAAATGTATAGCTTTGCGGATACTCTAAAAAATCTAGCAGTGCATCTATTTAATATAAGGCCAGAGCAGGTATACGGATCTGAAGCAGATAAAAACTCACTGACGCAGTTTAGATGGGAAGATATGCCGGGAGATACTAGCGATATTGGTCCCAACGGTAAGATATGTCATCATAAGGGACCAATGACTGCTCGTGAGTTTATGCAGTTTTTTGGCACGGAAATCATGCGTAAAATGTATCCAAATATATGGGTTGATAATACCATTAAAAGAATTTTAGCAGAGGGTAGTGAATTAGCAGTAATTCCAGATGTCAGATTTCCCAACGAGGTAGAATCTATACTTGAAAATGGAGGGGAAGTTATTCGTTTAACACGGGTTTACGAAGAAGATGATCACGCTAGCGAAACCTGTCTTGATCCACATAATTTCGACCAGTCCAAGTTTACGCATATCATAGAAAATGCAAATGTTGGAATGGATGGACTATTTAATAAATTGACTAAAATATATAGAGGTGCCTGATGTTAATTACTTATGTGAGATCTTCTAGCTATAATAACTACGCTTATTGCCAGATGCAATACTTTATCACCTATGTCTTAGGACATAGATCTGCATCTGGTAAAAAGGCTGAACTTGGAACAATGGTACATAAAGTAATGGAAGTCCTAGCTGGCCTTAAAAAGTATCAACAGGATAACCCCAGAAAGAAATACCTTGAGATTGTAGACGAAGCTGTTGGCAAGGTAAGGGTAGATAAGGATAGACTGTATACTCAAGAGTTTGTAGAAGAATTAGAGCAACTTTCTTACGAGTCCTACCAAAAGCAATCGGAT